AAGACCAGCAGCATGACAACAATAAGCTATAAACAGACCACACCAAGGTATCTCATCATTGGTATACACCTTCTCAAGACCAAGAGCTTTAGCCCAGGATAGAATGGTTGGATTGTGTTGCTTACCAACTATCTCCTTAACACCAATGTGCTTGACTGCCTCAACTAATATCTTGGGAGCTGTCTCTTTTTTTAGCCATGCATAGCTCATATTGAATCTCTTTGGATGTAAATATACTTAATTTTACGCTTGATTGTCAATAGGCTGTCCACATCATGCTTGAGTATCTCAACCTTGTGGTTGTTTTCCTCCTCAAGATCATGCAGATATTTCTCTGCCTTGATTGTGGTTGCATCTTTCTTTGGTGCCTTGTATTGATGCACAGGCATTGGTGCCAGGATTGCAAATAAAGAGCTCACAATTGTAGCTATCAATAGAATCTTATTCTCCATCTAATTTCTTGTTAAGTTCTTTTTGAAATAGAATATCTTGCATAAGTTTTTTATCCTCTTTCCTCTCATCATCACAATCATCAATCCTCTGTTGTTGAGTCTGAATCTCTTTATCCTTTGAATTAATCAAATACCTTCCAATGAAGATCAGTATTGTAAGTAATATAAAAAAGATATATGTGAATGGACTCTTTATGAATGTCTTGAAATCCAGCTTAAATATGTTCTCCATACTATAATATGCTAATATGTTTTATTAAGAACAAAGATGTCAGAGTAAATTGAATTATTAACATTGGTTGAGCTCCATTGAGCTGTGATGTCTAAGGTATTACTGATGGTAGTATCAAATGTTGTTGAGTTGACTGTGTTCCAAGCGAATCCTTGTTGAGTCCCAGATGCTAATTTCAAGATGTGGAATTGTGCTAATGATACAATTGATGCAACACCAGCTGCTCCAATGGATCTGATTGTGAATGTTACACTTAACGTGAATACTTGATTTGTGATGGATGGCATTGTTAATGGACCTGAATCACCTAAGATCACAGATCCAGACTTCAATCTGATTCTTAATGTATTATTATTCTGAGCACTCATAATTCCTCCCATTTCAACCCTAAAAGAATCACCAACTTGAAAACCATTTGCTGGCACAGATAAAGTTCCAACACCTCCATCAATCAATGTTCCTTCTGTTGTTGTTGCTGTTAATGTTGGACTATTGGCTGTCTGTGCAAAGAGACCTACATTTGTTGTGGCTGATGGACCAGGAATGGTGACAACAGTCTCTCCTCCACTATCTGCTGCTGTGACTCCAGCTCCTGTGAATTTCAAAGTTGATCTCTGAGTTAATGCTGTGCTCTCATCCTTGATGGTATCATAAGCTTGAGCTGTGACATTGATGGTTGTTGTTGCCATTATAAGTTGATATTAATAGTATTATTGGTTGTTGTGTCCTGTGTGAAGGTATCCTCAAGAGATCCATTGACATAAACTTGATATGTTGTTGTTAAATCTCCACAATCTCCACCTGGAGGATTGCCATTCTCAAAGTCATAATCATCATAAGGAATGGAACACCAATCATTGTAGTCATATATTGATGCACTCACATTGATTGTCCATCCAGCTGTGACATCTGGTCCTCTGTTAATGAATGGTTGTGTTGTGATGTCTCCATTGATGTCCATGAAATCTTCAAATCTCCATTGTTGTAATGTGATTCTGATGTCATTACAGATGCTCAAGCAATCAGAATGAATCTCATTGATCTGTCTATATTCTTGAATGTTGTACTTATCACAGATTGAGATGACCATATTCACATTCACAGCTTGAGCTGTCATAGATCCAGCCTGTAAAGTCACAACCATCAAAGGATATTGAGCTGCATCTCTTGACACAGCATCAATGTAATCACCTTGAAAGAATTCGTTTATCTGCCTGTGCTGTGTTGCTATTATTTCCAGCTCTTTCATTAGCTGGTTTAACGTTCTTTCCATCCTTATTAAGATATGCTTTTAGTTTATCAATCTGTTTCTTTGAGAATTTCATTGGATCCAGTTCAATGGTTTATATCCTGTCTTATCTTTCTTGACATACTCATTGCAATGATCAGAACACATATCACAATACTCTGGATATTTGGTTGCTTGGTCATCCATAAGGAAGCCAACAAGTCTCTCCTTATAAAAGTATGCATCCTTTCTCAACTGATCTCTGAATTCATGTACCTCACTCAAAGTATTTGCTTGAAGATTCTCATCAGATACTCTTCCTGTTGCTTTGTTGGTCATCTTCTCAGTCAACAGCAATGCTGCTCTGTAATCAACGAAAGCAACCAAACATGGCACAACATAATCATTCATCAATGTGAGATAGTCAGGAGTCCAGTTGGATGTCTCAACTCTCAAAAGCAAAGCATTGTAAAGAGGAGTCCCAAGAGCTGGCTGAATATGCATGTCTTGACTTCGCTTGATAGCTACTGCTAAGAGCTTGGTATCTGTATTGTTGTGGATTAATCCTAATTTTTTAAGATTCTCCACTGATAGTAGGTAGTTCATAGTCTTATCGTTTTACAACTAATTGTTGAATCCATTCATGCCGGCACCATGGAGTTGATGCTTGAGTATCTGGATTGGTGTACCATCCACCTCTATATCTCCACACATCTCTGTCAACTCTTCCAGATATTGTGTTAATCTCATCCCTGGTGTATAGTCTATTTAGGTCCATTAATCTCTCGCAGAATTGTCTTGAGCCACTCTTTGCTGGAGGGACATCAAGTCTTGTTCTGTATCCATATCTCACCTCAAATCTTTCAATTGGAATCTGCTCCTCTCTCACAAGTTGTGTTCCTAACTCAGTGACTTGTCCCTTTGTTATGACCTCCCATTTCATGAGTCTTGCCATTGACTTGGCAATCTCCTCAATGTTTGTGTTGAGAGCTGTTGCAATAGCATTGCTATCCTCACCATCTCCAATCATCTTAAGTACATTCTTGTCAAAGTCATTGAGCTCTGCTGAGATCTCTGCTATGGTTGCGAATAATTGGTCTTGCTTTGTGAATACCTCAGCTGATGGTGTGTCCCATGCAATTGGAAATGTGGCAATCACCTCATAGTCATGAGCTGGCTCACCATATTGTGCAAAGTATCCTATCTCATCATCTTGATGGTCAAACTTGCATGAGCTCAATTGCTGTGCTCCTGATTGCAATCCCACAATCCTTCTTGCTTGTGCCTCATCAATGGTTGGAAATGATGCCAATACAATGCTCAATGCACTCTCGCTGGTCAATACTCCTTCCTTAATCTTAGCAACCACATCAATAAGTGAGGCAATCTGTGCTCCGTTTAATGCACTCTTAGCAACATCAACTGGAGCCTCTGCTGTTGGTTGGTCACTTGCTGTTGGTTGTGCTGCCACTGGTGCAACTTCAGCTGTTCCAATTGGTTTAACATCTCTCAACTTCACAACACCAACATCTCCAGATAGTCTGACCATTTCATTCAATATCCACTCAAGTCTCTTCTGTCTTGTATCAACATAAGTTGTCTTGAATATCTCAAATAAATCAGCACTTTCAGCTGCATTGAATGAGCCTTCTGGAGCAACACCAAATAATGATGGAGCAACAACTGAATGAGCCACAAGAATGTTCTGTTGAACGCTTGACTCAAGAGATTCATATCTCTTATCAAGATCATTGCCTGTCAAGTTCTCAACTCTTGGAGCTTGATCTGCTGATGGTGCAAATGTGATGATGATATCTCCTGAATTCTCAATGTTGGATGCTGGTCCTTTGATTTGATTCTTGAATGACTCTGCCTCTTCTTGTGTTTCTGGAAAGCCATCCATGAAAGTGATCATAGTTCCAGACTTGAATCCATTCTGCAATTCATACATGTGGAATTTACTTATATCAACATCTGTCTGAATTGCTGTGATTCCTCCTTGATATGGTGGCTTAGGATATACACCATGCTCCTTTCTGCCTTTCTTTGCCGGATCCTTGTAATACAATACAAATGAGCCAACCTTATTGGTCTCATCAAGAGCTGGCAATGTTCTTAGATTTGTTTTCTCAGCTGATTGCTGTTGCATTGTCCAGTCATCAGAAAGATAGTACATTCTTTCATCTGATGAGATTCTGATTGCATCAATGGCAAGATACTCCCAAACAGCAACTCTGGTCCCTTCTCTGTTCCAGGTACCCTTAACAGCGAATGCTCCGAATAATTCATAATCAAAAGCCAATTGTTCAACAATCTCATTCATGTTAAAGTCAGAATAAGGATTGGCAATGAATCTTGCAAGCTCACCAGATACAACCTCAAGACCTCCACCAGCAATGTAGTGAGTCTTATTCTTTATTATACCTTGGTGCCAGGCTGATCCATTATAGAGATCCACCAAAAAGTATGGATAGTCATTCTTTTTTCCCCACTTGATAAAGCCAAGCATTCTGTCTTGCTCCTCAATTGGAAGGACAAAGTCCTTGCGGAATGACATTGATTCAAATTTATTCATAGATATTGAATGTTATATTTGTTGAGAATTCTGTGGAAGGTGAGTCAATCTCATAGACATGAGCTCTGCCCTCCTCAACCAAGCCATCAGATAAATCTGGATCAAGATTGGTTGATGATGTCTGTTGATAGATTCTATATGTGTAGAAACCATCATAATCAAAGGTAACATCCACACCATCCACAAGCAAGAATTCATCATATCTGGATGTTGCTGTGCTCAGATTAGGCAAGATGCAATAGTACTTCAAGAATGATTGCTCATGCTCAAATTCAAAGAGATAGAAAACTGGACTAACTGTTGTTAGCTCCGTTACTGTCACTATCAGATTGGAAGAGCTTGCCTTCTGTATTCTCAGCATTTTTAATTAGTTTAGGTTTACGCTTTTCAAAAATATGAAGGAAGCCAAGAGACATGTAATAGTCCTCTTTTCCTCTCTCAATGTCAACCCATTTACTCAATAGACTTGACCATTGTTTTGAGCCAATGTATTTTTTTAGTATTTCCATGGTTTCAAATATACAAAAAAAGGAGGGACACAGCCCTCCCTTATGATAAGAGTTTATTCAATTCTTAAATTGATGGAGATTGCTGTGCCAATAAAGCCAAATAAATAACTGGATCAACATCTGGAACAGGATCATTTTCTAATCCTCCCATAATGATGTCATGTCCTAATCTGTCAGACTTCAATACTCCAGATCCATAGGCAGAAGCTTCAGCAATCTGAAGGCCTTCACCAAATCCAAGAGCAACAACAGTCCCATCAGCTTTCTCAACAAGAGCAACACACTCATTTTGTCCAAGCAAGTGAATCTCAGAACGCAATTCTTTAGTATCTGAAGCTAAGATCATTGTCAAAGTTTGTTCATACCAAAGAGTTCCATTTCCTTTATTCACTCGGATTGGTGCAGTGTAGCTTGATAAGTTTGATTTTAACTTATATAAGAACACCTCACCAGATACAGTCAATGTATCCACTTCATTGGAAGCAGAGACATTGCTGGCAGTAACATTTCCCAAAGGAAATATCATCACAGACTTGATACCACCTTTTCCATTGGTACAAGTTCTGTCATTATATCCAGCTGTCATTAAACATGCCATGATTTTGTCTTTTTTTTAATGTTATTAAATAGGGAGGAGTCACCCCCTCCCATTGTTAGTTATTAGTTAGGTGAAGATGTTCCGTTCCACACTCCGATCTGATCCAAGAATGGTACCTGAACACCAGCTCTGAACTTAGAACGCAAGTAGATAACATCATCATCTTGAGAATACCAAAGGTCAAAGTTCTCAAAGTCAGAACTTAAGTCAGTTCCGAATACAAATTGAGATGCACGACCTGTGTAGATGTTATCAAGACCATTCAATCCATTTACTTTAACAATTCTCATGTTAGTTCCTGGAAGGATTAACTCATTCAAGTCACCAATGTTAGCTGGATTGTAATGGAATAAATTATCATCAACCAAGTTCTTAGTCAAGAAATTAAAGTTCTCTCTTCCTGTGAAACAGATAAAGTCATTAGCCTCAGCAACATTAGCTGGAGTATTAACGAAACACTCATAGAATACATCAAATGCATTAGATGCTGAGATTGATGCAACAGAAGATGTGTTTAAGTTTACACAACCATTTGCAGTTGTCAAGAATTGACGGAATCCATTCATGAAAGCCAAGTTACCTGTACCAGTAGCTTTGTTTCCTTTCCAGATTAACTTATCCAATTCAAATGAATGTAACTGCAATAAGTAGTTGATGATTTGTTGCTCAAATGGAAGAGTCTTATCTTCAGCCATTGCACCTGGTCTAAGACCTAACTGAGTCCAGAATCCATCAAGATCCTTCTGACAGAAAGATTTCATGTAACCAAGAGTCTCAACTGCAATAGCTCTGTCAGTGAATACTGTATCTCCAGATGGAGTCATAGTACAATCACCAGCTTGATAAACAACTGAGTCATCTAATAACTTTAATTCTTGAGATCCTTTAATCCCTTGTTGAATTGATAGATATTGTAGTGTGCGAGCTTCAGTAACTGAACGAACAATCAAGTCCTCTCTTTGCTCATCAACATACGCTGCAAGACCAGATACATCCCAGTCAAATTTTCCTTTAAGATACTTTTTAAGTGACATTTTATTATTATTTATTACGTTTCAAAAACATTTGTCTGGCTGTCAAGTTGCCAACTTTGCTGAACTTCTCAGCCTCTTTGGTTTCAACTGATGGCTGGCCTTTAAAAGATTCGAATTCACTTTTTAAAGAGCTCAACTCATTTACCAAAGTTGTGTTATTTTCAGCAATAGCTTTGGTCATTTCTGCCAATCCTTCGACAGCTTTGGAGAATGCCTCAAGCTTTGCATTTACAATTGATTCAACTTGCTCTGCACTCATTGATTGTTCAACAGGCATTGCAGTCTCCTCATTTATCTTAGCGACAACAGCAGTTGCTACATCATAAGCAACTCCCATCTCAAGTCCTAATCTTTCAGCGATCACCTCAGTGATGTCCTCCAATACTTGTGGTAACATCTCAGCAGAGATTGCTTGAAAGTCTGAGCTTGTTTCCTCAACGGCAACCTCTCCAGCTCCTTCATTCTCTCTCTCATCAATGATCTCTGTGATTACTCCTTCAGCGTTAACCACTATTGATACACCAGCAAGTTCACCAGATAAGGCATGTGTACCTTCTGGAGCTGGTATTCTTTCACCATCAGCAACAACAAATACTGGCATCCCTACCTCAAGAGCATCATATTCAACTATGGTTGTTCCATCAGCAAGAGTTGCCTGTTCAAATGTGTCAACTGACTTAGAGAATTGTGCTTTCATTTCAGCAATCAATTCCTTAATAGTTTGCAATTCTTTGTTCATACTTTATTATATTTTATTGTTCGAAAATCCCTAACTCTTTCAGCTTAGCCTCTGACCATCTCTTAGCAGCAAGACCTCCCCACAATAGATAGGAGATAGTTCCACATGCTGAATTGTCATCTGGATTGTAATACTCCTCTGCTCTTGACAGATATGAATACATCCTTTTGATGATAGCCACTGAGACAGTCTGTCTATTAGCCAAAGTTGTTGCTCTTAATCTGCCAACCCTTGTGGCACATTTATTTCCATACTTCTGATTGAGCTCAATTCCTTTCTTGGCATTGTTGCTCACAGCTTCTGGATAGTCATTGTAAAATGTAATATATTCCTGGACCTTTTTAAGCTCTTGGTATATGGCTGTGAATTCATGCTCCCATCCTTTGCCAGTCTCAAGCAATTGGAATACTCCCTCAATTGAGAAACCTGTGAACATTCCAGCCTTAGCTGCATCATAGACATCCTTATTGGTCACCTTGTAACTCACAATCCAAGAGCCATCATTTTCATCCTTGAATCTTTCTGGAGCTGTGAATCCTTTTGACTCATCAATGATATATGACATTATCATATAGATACCATCAACAACTCTCTTGCTATCATGCTCAAGATTCACATTATTAAAGTTCTCTCTCCTTGCATAATCAAATACAATGTCCTTGATTGCAGATGGTGAAAAGTTCACATAATACTCCTCACCAGTCTGAGGATCTCTTCTGAATATGGGAGTGTTCGCAGATATAGCAACTCCAGTGATGACTTGCTCCTCATCATTGAATTGATAAGCAATTTTTTTGGAGAATGTTTCAAAGGATTTCTCATGTGCTGGATTGGCCACAAGGCTGTTGAATGATACTGTTGTTTCTGGATCATCCAGATCAA